AGGCCTTGTGTAATATAATAAAGGAACTATTATGACAAAAGTATTCGACGCAACAAAATTTAGAAAGAGTATAACGAAATCAATATCCGGTCTTGGTATAGGTTTCAATGACCCAACAGACTGGATCAGCACAGGAAACTACGCATTAAATTATTTGATATCAGGAGATTTTAACAAAGGTATTCCCCTAGGCAAAGTATCAGTACTTGCCGGTGAGTCTGGTGCAGGTAAAAGTTATATTGCATCAGGCAACATTATTAAAAACGCACAGGATCAAGGTATATTTGTTATACTGATAGATTCTGAGAATGCATTAGATGAACAATGGCTACAGGCTTTGAAAGTAGATACATCGGAAGGCAAACTATTGAAATTAAGTTTATCCATGATTGACGACGTGGCGAAAACAGTATCCGAGTTCATGAAATCATACAAAGATGAACACGCTGACAACAAAGAGGGAGCACCAAAAGTACTTTTTGTTATAGACAGTTTGGGTATGTTGTTGACTCCAACAGATGTCGATCAGTTTGAAAAAGGTGAGATGAAAGGTGACCTGGGTAGAAAGCCTAAGGCATTAACAGCACTTGTAAGAAACTGTGTGAATATGTTTGGCAGTTGGAATGTAGGACTAGTTGCAACTAACCACACATACGCATCACAGGACATGTTTGATCCTGATGATAAGATATCAGGTGGACAAGGATTCATTTATGCAAGTTCAATTGTTATTGCAATGAAGAAATTGAAACTAAAAGAAGACGAAAAAGGCAACAAGATATCGGACGTAAGAGGTATCAGGGCGGCCTGCAAGGTGATGAAAACTAGATATGCAAAACCATTTGAAAGTGTGCAAGTTAAAATTCCTTACGACACAGGCATGGATCCTTACAGTGGACTAGTTGACCTGTTCGAGAAAAAAGGCGTGTTAGTTCAACAAGGAAATAGACTGAAATACATAGATTCTTCAGGCAAGGAACATCTAGACTACAGAAAAGCATGGACGGGTGATAAATTAGATATGCTAATGGCAGACTTTGATAAATTAGCAGAAACACAACCAGAGGAAATAAAAGAATAATGGTCGACATCACACACGAAGACATAGAACGTCTTTGGAACTCCATAATACATTACGTACCAGAAAGACAGCGTCTTGACATGGCTATTGATTTTATAAAAAGTTTAGAAGACATAGGCGTGGAACATGACGAAATAAAAGCGTCCGCAGAATACGATCCTAAATTAGAAGAAGCAATAAACACAGTGTTCGAAGAAGACGAGGAGGACGAACAGTACGACGACAGATACGACGATGATTAATTGGTACAACGAAGTAAGCAGAAGTTTAGCAAAGATACCGAACTGTGTCGCATACTTTGAAAAAGAGTTACAAGAAGCAAAAAAACAGTGCAAAATATATGGTAACCTGGAAAGAGCCAGTGCGGCGTTACCTGGCATTGTTGAAGAAAGATTTGGACAACTGCAACAACTAGAAGCCATATTAGAATATCTAAACATAGAACTTAGAAGGCTAAGATCGAAAACATTCAAAAAATTTTTAGAGAATTACAACAGAGCACTTTCAAGCCGTGATGCTGAAAAATATGTAGACGGAGAAGATGATGTTGTTGACCTGACTAAAATTGTAAATGATTTTGCACTTATAAGAAATCAATATTTAGGTATCACCAAAGGACTGGACCAGAAACAGTGGCAGATAACAAACATTGTTAAACTGAGAGTAGCAGGAATGGAAGATGCCGACATCAAATAATAGAATAATCTTAACAGATGTAGACGGGGTACTGCTGGAATGGGAACACCATTTCACCGAATGGATGTTGCAACGTTCATATTACAATGATAAAAACGAAAGAATATATCCATATCATTTATTACCAAATAAGGAAAGCACATATGAGATGGCTGAAAGATTTGGCCTTACTGTCCAACAGATTAGAAAAGAGATACGTGAATTCAATAAAAGTGCTTGGATGGCCACACAATGTCCAATGCCAGATTCACAGACATGGGTAAAACTTCTCGCTGTGGAAGGCTGGACATTTATTCCGATTACATCACAAACATCAGACATACCTGCCCAATTAGTAAGGAAAAAAAGGCTACAGGAACTTTTTGGTGAAGACACATTTAAAAATTATTTCATACTGGACACAGGCATGGATAAAGATTCTGCTCTATCTGAATTTCACAACACTGGACTGTATTGGGTAGAGGACAAGCCAAAGAACGCACTAGCAGGGCTCAATTACGGTTTAAAGCCTATATTAATAGACCACCCATACAACAGAGATTTTAACCACCCTGATATTGTACGTGTAAATAACTGGAAACAGATACACGAAATGATAGCAAGATGAAAATTTACGTAGGACATGACAGTAGAGAAGACATAGCGTACCAAGTATGTGAACACTCTATAAAACGTAGAGATCCGTCAGCAGAAGTTATCCCATTAAAACAAAAGGCAATGAGAGAAGCAGGCCTATATACTAGACCTGTAGACAAACTGGCATCAACTGAATTTACATTCACAAGATTTTTTGTTCCATACCTAAACGACTTCAAAGGCTGGGCAGTATTTTGCGACTGTGACTTTCTTTGGAAAATACCATCACACGAACTGGTTAAGTTTTGCGACCCGTCCAAAGCAGTTGTAGTTGTCCAACATGACTACACACCAAAAGAAACAACAAAGATGGACGGACAAGTGCAGACTGTGTATCCAAGAAAGAACTGGAGTAGCATGGTGCTCTGGAACTGTGAACACGAAAAAAATAAAATTCTTACTCCTGAATTGTTGAACGAAGAGTCTCCAAAATTCTTACACAGATTCAGTTGGCTCGAAGACAACGAGATTGGATCTTTGCCTTTACAGTACAATTGGCTGGTTGGTTGGTACAAAGAGCCAAACGATGGCACTCCAAAAATATTACACTATACAGAGGGCGGGCCATGGTTCGATGGCTATCGCGATTGCGAGTACGGAGACGATTGGAAAAAAGAGCTGATCAATCTTTTTAGCGCCTAATTTAATTCACCTAAAATCCTGATAACTACTGTTAGCAGTTATGAAAAAGAATCACAAGACTAGAATGCTTGAGTGGATCGACGAATTAGGTCTTATAGTTGTGCAATCTGAAATAAAGCCATATGGACCTGGAACAAGGAGATACATGGTTGGTAAGCATATAGAAGAACCTAAGCACAATGCATGGCAAATGCCTAGCGGCAAGTGGGCATCTACTCCAGGATTGCAAGAATGGCTCACACCAGAACCACTAGACGGACCTGCCTTAGAAAAATGGTTAACAAACTATGTAAAACAAAATGGTTAGGATATTAGGATCAGATATTGAAATACCCAAAAAGATCAAAGGCTGGAACCATACATTTCATCTGGCTAAACCTTACATTAAGGAAAATGGCGTAGGTGTTGATGTTGGTTGTAGAGAAGGTGGATTTGCCAGGGAGATGGAAAATTATTTCACACACATACATTGTTTTGATTTTAGAAATAAAAAAGACATGTTTGAACACAATGTGATAGATATGACAAAATTTACCTATTACGTTTGTGGTATAGGGGATAAAGAAGGCACAACATACACAACAAGTAACAAGGTTGGTAGGATTAAGGATAGTGGGACAGTTGCAGTATCTTTAAAAACTTTAGATTCGTTTAACTTAGAAAATGTAACTTTTATAAAATACGATATTGAAGGCTATGAGTTGAAAGCACTTAAAGGATCGGAACAAACTATAAAAAAATATAATCCGGTCATTGTGATAGAACAAAACAGAGGCAATAGTCATCCGCAACAACTTTTGGAATCTTGGGGTTACACCTGTAAAGGTATAGACAAAGTTTTTAATCAAGATTATATAATGGTAAAAGAATGATGTATAGAGAAATTCCACTACCCACATCAATAGCATTTGAACCAATTAACTTATGCAATGCAAAATGTTATTGTTGCCCTTACACAACTTTGAGTGAAGATAAGACCTATCACGGTAAGCAAATGACCAAGGAGCAGTTGGGAACACTGTTACACGATTACGGGTCGTTAATCAAAAAATATAACGTAAAAGATTACACCTGTGCTATAAATCCATGGAGGTATAGTGATCCTTTAGTTCAACCAAATTTAGAGTATATAATGGAACTTTGTGATCAATATAAAATAAAAATTGGAATTTGCACAAATGGTGTGTCGTTCACCAAAAAACAGTGTGAAATCTTAAACAAATATGTGCATCTTTTAGGAAATATACACATGAGTGTAATTGGACACACAGCAGAAGAACTATGGGATTTTATGAAAATCAAAAAGGACAAAACGCTAAAAAGTTTACGATTTGTTAAAGAAAATTATCCAAAACTTTCACAAAGAATAAGGATTGGTATAAAACATAAAAAACAATCTGCAACAGCAAGTGCTGAAACAGTTGCTGAGTACCAAAATGCAATATTAGGCAAAGTCAAGTCAAAGAGAAATTGGGTTGAAAATAGAATGGGTGATGGTGATGGCGACTGGACCAAACCTTACAATGCAGAAATAAACGAAAAAACTTTCATGCAAGGTTGTGCAATGGGCGGTGGACGTGTGCTAAGACAAATGGAAATATTAGTCGACGGACAAGCAGTGTTATGCTGTGATGACGCAGAAGGAAAAACAAACTATGGCAATGTATTCGATCTTGGTATAGAAAAAGTATGGAACAACTTGCAAAAGGAACACACAATTATATACGATAAAGAATATTCAGAAGACAAGAAAAACCTAATATGCAACACGTGTTCAAGAGGCAAATTTAAAGGCCATTGGACACAACCAATGGAGGCAAAGTTATTAAGTAGACAAGAAGGTGTAATAAACAATATAGGAAATATGCAATGATTGGAAAGTACTTTTTAGATAAGTGTATTACCAGTGAAACACTAAACGACCCATGGTGTCACCAGATGATCCAAGATACATTACCGCAAGAAGATTTCGACACACTTAAAAATCAGTGTGAAAACTTAGATGTTCCTAAAGATAAACTTTTTCATCTGCATCCAAAAGACTTTAATCAGCATGGTATCACGTTTTATGAACAAATACACAACATTAGTAAAAATGTTTTGGATAACGCAAGGGCGTTGTGTGCCAAATATCCTG